CAGGTGCAATCCCAACGCTAACAGGCGACTTAATTACTAGAACTCCTTTGTCAGGTCTTATTGCTTTAGGTTCAACTGTAACAGGGGGTGGTGGTTATAGTAAGGCTAGGGCAGCAAAGACAGCGGCAGCAGGTCGTAGTGAATCTGATGTAGCGGCTCGTAATAAAATATTTGGTGCTGAAAATAGAAAAGCAGGTGTTGCTACAGATATATTTACTGCTCAACAAGAAAAACTTGATAAAGATATTGTATCTAGCATAGGTGTTCAAGTAGCTCAAGCTGAAAAACCAGTAGGGGCATTAAGAAAATATTTTTATAATACTTTTGATAATAATAGTTTTAAAGATAGTCCTGAAGCTAAAGATATGTTAATTAGATTAAAACAAGGACCATCTCAAGGGTTTTCTAAAAAAGAGGATTTTGGTACTATTGTTAATTTAGTTAATGGTCAAAATTCTAAAGACCCTTTAATTGCAAAAGGATGGAATAGTAAATTCCTAAATACTATTCAACAAGCTGAACCTGAATGGAATGGTATTAAGATTAGTGATGATGCTTCTGCATTATTAAAAGAGGCTGTTGATAAATTTACACAACGAGTTTCAGGAACTCCTTTGTATTCAACTTTAAAAGAGATGGAATCTAATGGTTATGTAGCAACTGCTAGGGATAGTATTCCTGTAATTATAAATCAAGGTTTTTCAGGAGAACTAACTGATAGGGCAATTGAAAATATTGGAAAATCTCCAGCAGGTAAACGAGATTTCCGTATTGCTTTAGCAAGCTATTTAAAAAATTTACCTGAAGAAGAAGCTTTATCTGAATTTAATAGATTATATCCAAAGATTGCTAAATTAAAAACAATAGATGCTGGTGAGTTAGCAACACTAAAATCACAAGTTTCTAGGTTCTATAATAAAACTAAATTAGGTAAAGCAAAAGATATTACGGCTACTGCCTTAAAATCATCTATTATTCGTGGTGTGATACCTGCTGAGCTATCAAGTAGGTTTTTACAGGATGAAAATGCCTCTTTAAAACCGTTTACAATGTAAAATAGCTCTAAAACGCACATAAAGGGGTCTAGAAGCGAATATCATATAAAACTGATACCGTTACATAGACCCCTCTTTTTAAACAAGCCGTAGAGCTTGATTTTAGTGCAAATTTTACTACTTATTCATCATTTTTGTAAATTCATTAGCTTTTTGTTTAGCTAATGCTAAATCCTTAAAATTACCAACATGAACACTCTTTTTATTTATAGTAAAACTTACTTTATAATAATCTCTATCTTTTGATACACCATAAATACCAGTATTACTTGGTCTATTAGGTTTATTCAAAGCATTTTCTCTATTAGATACTATTCTTAAATTTTCTAGTCTGTTATCCGACTTATTTCTATTAATGTGGTCAATACATTTATCCAATGGAATATCTCCATTAAACATTGTCCATATTAACCTATGTGCATAATATTGAATTTTATTTATTTGAATAACAATATAACCTTCTTTTCTAACAGTTCCAGCTTTTTTGCCAGTTCTTTTAGAATATAAGTTACCATTGCTATATGTGAATAATTTAGATGAACTATCTAAATCAATAGATTTTATAGATTGTTTCATTTGATACCTTTCAGTTTAAGGTCAGTAATGAGGGTAATGCTACCAGTCGGTTACTGAAGCCGAACGTGACCGCTAAATCACTCTGGTAGCTGTACTATTATAACAGAAATTAACGGTTCATAACATAAAGGGTTACTTCAAAACCAAAGCGCATTTCTGTTGCTGAAGGGGTAGTCCACATAATATTCTCCTTAAATTATAGTATAAACTTATACTATACTACTATTATATCATAAGATAGGTTTCTTGTAATCAGTAAAATCATTATTTGTCAAACATCAAACGAATAATAAATAAATCTACTACAATCACATGACCACTTTCCTCTCCAAGCATACGCTTATCAACTAACTCAAACCCGACCATCATTCCTGTAATAAATTCTACTGATACAAACATATTTATCCTTTAAGTTTGGCGAGGTATGCCATATCTACATGAGCTTCTTTTCCATCGGGGAGTTTGGCAATAACTGTATCAGGATAATACCCCCTCTTGATAATTTCTACTGGACAATCTAGCTGAACGTGCCATTGCTTTTGGTCTACTTTTACTTTCGCTTTCTTTACCATATATCCTCCTGTTCATCCGCTAACTCTAGACAAATGCGTTTTTGATATTTCGCTATTTTATCCTCAAAGGCATAGACTAAATCCTCTGCGGTAATTTCCAGTAGGTCAAATATCTCCAACTCATCTAACTGCTCAAGCATTACCTCTTGCAATTCTTTAATCGTGAGCACTAATATTCTCCAATCGTTTTAATTCAGCTTTTGCATAAAATAATATTTTCTTAATATCTCGCAAAGGTGGACTATGGGAAACTTCTCCATATCTGTAGCAAGCCCTAAATATCTCACCAATTTGTGCGTTCATATTTTTATATGATATTAAATCCTGCAACTCACTAAAATCTTTTGGAAAAGTATAGTAATCTGCACTTGACCCATCACTATGTTCTTTTTTAACAGCGTTCATACTATTCCATTGTTCAGGTGTTATGTCATTAATCCTTTTTTGCATATCTTTTCCTTAAATACCTTAAACTGATTGGACATTCATCAAACATACCATCCTTGACATCAAACAACATATACAAGCCCCTGAAGTGGCGGTTGGTTTGGTGATTTAGGTAATGCTCCTCGTGCTCGTAACAACTACCTGTGATTAGTGCCATAACCTCCGAGCCATCTGCCCTTAAGCCGTAAGCAATATCTCTACCTTGTTGATGCCCTGCAATACAACTCTGATGATGCTTAGCAAGCAAAGCACGGGCAGTCCCACAAGGGCGACCCATAACACCAGCAACAAAGTAATGACAGAAAGCAATACCTTCAATAATGATAGGTTGCAGAAAAGGAACAGTTTCCCAGCCAGCTTCTTCATATTTTAAATCCTCCAAGGATATTAGTCCATCTAATTTAGGGTCATTATCTATTGCCCGATTTATGCGGTTCTCGTGATTTCCATACAGCATAACCATTCGGGGGTTCCAGCGAGGTTTATGGTTATCTATCCTCCGTTGCTGTTCTTCTCGGATAGGTGTCAGGAGTTTATCCATCGCCTCGTGAACCACCTTGATGTCTGCTTTGTAGCGTTGCCCCTCCATACTCTTGCTACCAGCCTTATCATGGCTAGACAAGGATGGCATATCTGCAAAATCGCCCAACATCACAATTATGTCAGGAAGCATATCAACAGCATATTTCCCAATGCGTTCTAGGTATTCTAGGTCGTCATTAGGTCTGACTTGAGTGTCAGGTATCACCATCATTCTTTTAGACATAGTGTAAGCCCTCGTTGCCGTTCTGACCTATGTTATCAATCCTATCCTCGTCCCAATTGTCTTTAGGGCAAGATGTCCAAGCACATTCAGTAACCTTACTCAAATCCTTACCGCATATCTGACACAAAGATGAATCACTATCCACAGCCCACTCGTGCCCATCTTTCCATACCGCACCTAACTCATTGTATGTGTTTTTTGCAATGTTATAAGTGGAGAATACCTCTTGCCATACCTTATTATCTTCTTTACGATAAAACACTTCTAAATCTTTAAGTTTAATATTCCTGTAGGGATGATGTTCGGGGAGGTCGTTTAAACGGATTCTCATTTCTTTCCTTTCTTTGGCACAAGGGATTCGTCACGAAAATCACAAACCCTGCACTTAGTTAGTGTGTCAATAAGATATTTACAATCAGGAAGGCAACTTGGCTTAATGAGTTTAATACCCTCATCAAACTTCTTCTTACTACCTTTACCACTAATTATACTATCGCCTGTAATATCATTTTTTGTTGCCATGTCGTTCTACCCTTTCCTCAGCGGTCTTGATGTCGTGGCAAGGGGAGCATAACACCTGCAAATTCCCACCCTCACAAAACAACCTACTTATAAAAGTATTCCAATCTACAAATCCTGTAAAAGGACACACTACTGGTTCTACATGGTCTACATTCACTTCTTTAGCTGGGAATTCACCTTTGCACATATTACAAGTAAAGTGTTCAGCCATTCTATTTGTTTTGGCATTGACCTTTTTGCCTACTGATGCCGCTTTTAGAGTTTCATACTTAGGGGGATATTTTCTAAACCCACCTCGCAGAGTTGAAGTGATAAAGGTGCGTAACCGACCTTCTGTCCAACTTGGTGATGCAACCACTTTGCGAACCTTAGACAAGATTTTTACCTGAATATATATTATAAACTCTTTTAATTGCGTCACCGTCTTCTTTGTCCATCCCATGAAATATCTCATACCAATCGTTGTGCAAGGTTTTTATCAGGATGTTCTCGCAGTCTTCTTCTGATAAATCTATTACTTGTTTACTAACAACATTTACCTCAAACTTCATTTAGTAGCCTTTCGTATCGTGAAATATAACTATCATCTAAAGACCTAAGAATATACAAGCATTGTGCGTTCATCAAGAACTCCTCCTCGCTGGCGTATTGTGAAAGGCATACATCCAACATAGCCCTCTCATTATCAATTCCAGCAAGGAGTTTGCGAGCCTTGGCTTCACCCAATCCCTTTACACCCTTCACATTATCAGATGTATCACCCTTTAGGCATTGCTCGTAGAACAAGCGTGTGCCCTCTAGGGCTGTCTGTGTGATGAATGTATCAGGCTTAATCCACCGCTTTGCTTCAGGACCTCCCTGTATCTCCCATTGGAAGTGTCTACCTTCTATTTGCAAAAGGTCTTTGTCCAATGAACAGATAATCGTGTCAGCAGTTTGGTGGATTCCAAGGGCATCGTCAGCCTCAAGATTATCAGGTGCAACCTCAGCACATAATTCCTTTATTGAGAACTCACGACACGCTTGTAACCAGTTTGGCTTTGGTTGTGTGCGGTTTGCTTTATACTCAGGGTAAACCTCTTTGCGGAAGTTTCTAGCCCCTGTGAGAAAAGCCCTATACTCTGTTGTTTGCACCTTGGTAAGGATGTTGTCTAGTAGTTCCTCTACACGATGGGTGGCAATAGCTAAGTCTTCATTCTCTGAACTAGCAGCGCATCTATATACCACCAAATCCATATCAATTAACGCTATCATATATTACCTCGTGTAAAAATATACAACAACCAACCCCTACCAACATACCTAAGAAAAAGGCTGTGCTATAACAAAGGATGTATTCAATCACACGGCACCAGCTAGGTCGGTGTCAGCGTCTTCGTCAGCACCATACTCTAATAGCTTAGTAACTGTCAGGCGAGAGATGGTGGCACTTACACCCTTCTTACCCTTAAATTCCCATGCAAAAGGTTTAACTGTTGCTACGGCTAGTGAACCGTTACCAATTTTGATGTTACTAGGAACTTCCGAACCATCCTCGTAATAGGCTGGGATTGGGTAGGTCGATTTACAAGTAATGTATACACCACGTTCGTCTTCTGCTTTTTGCGATTCACGGGCTTCAATTCCTTCTTTGGCTAATTCTTCTACTGCTTTGGTGGACAAGTTTGACAGGTCAATCTGATATTTCCCTGACATCTCATTTACATGGTTTAGGTTTGCCCACATGATTGTTGCTTTTAATTTTGTCATACTTAACTCCAATGTCTAATAGTGTTGATAATAATACAAAAACAGGTAATAACTTCTAACATCCTAATCCAATTATAAGGTTTCTGCTGGCTCAAAGACAAACTCCTCAAACTGTTTAGCAATGGCAATGATGTCGCCTACCGTTGCTTTAGGGGATAGGGCAATAGCATTAGCA